AGTCTTTGTAATTGTTATGTCTGCCTTATCCATGGAGTCTAGGTATTCTTTCAAATACTCTCCATATTGTGTTGCGTTTATCTGGCTATCAACTTGGTTGACTTGGACTTGATATTCATCTCCAACTTCAATTCTTCCTGTTATAAGCGGCTCATATTCAACATAATAAGCATACAAATAACCTGTTTGTGGACTACTTGCATATATTGGTGTATAATGAGCTTCATTTATATGTATTTTGTTTTCTCCCTCAACATACCATACAGCATCAACATTTTCATACAATGAAGCATTTGCTGTATATTGGTCTTGTGTCAATATATTGTTGCTATCGTATGTCTCAAATGTAACCGCTCTAGATGCATTTCTAACAATATATTTTATAACATTTTTCACAGATTTAATGTTGTGTGGAGTTCTTATTATCCAATCGCCTTTCTGCTCCGTATATTGCTCTAAACTTCTCTCTGTTGTATCTACTTCAGGGATTGCAAATGCTGTTGTCAATAAAATATTGCCTTGCTGATTGGTTGTCATATTATCATAGTTTGTAACTAACCCTTTAGCAAAGTTTTCAAAACTCTTTTTATATAGAACTTGTCCTGCATTTTCCTCTAAAGCAGAGTATTGTATTTCTTCTTTATCTGTTCCGTCTTGCTTCTCAAATCTTAAAACATACTCTGGTCTATTCATATTGTATGGCAAATCTGTTGCTCCATTTATGTCAAAATACAAAACGGGCGTTCTGCCAAGTGCAGAGTCATACTTATTCATAAGTATTTCATACAAACTTAATTCGCTATATGTATCATCATTAAATGCTTTTTCACTTAATATTTGTCTATCTGCTACCTTAATTCTAGAATACCAAGATTTACTTAAGTTGTTGTTCGCAGGAGTTGTTTTCAATATGTCTTCCAAAACGGATAAATGACTATGCTTTTTGTGAAAATATTTATTTCCATCTTGAACTTTTTCTGTTTGGTTTGAGAAGTTTCTTGTTTCACACAACACTCCTCTCAAATATTCGATAGGTTCTTTCAAATTTAATTGTATATCAATTTCATTATTTGGAGTGTCTTTTATCATACTAACATCAGAGACAAAATATTGTGCATGATTTTGTGGTATGTCATATTGTATGTATTCATGAGAAGATGTAATTCCAGCTTCGTCTGGAGAGCAATATATACTATCAAAAATATCATCTAACGTATCCCATGTTGTTCTATCTAATAAATAAACATCACTTGTTGAACTAGAATTTGCTTCAAAATTAAATTTGGCAGAAATTTGCATATTTTCCACTGCGGGCGAACCCTCAAAACTATAGTATAAATTATATTTGATATATACTGCAATTGGCACTTGAAATGTTGTGTTATTCTTAAAAGAAGCTGTGATTTTGAAATAAGTTTTATTATTATAAGAATAGTTTTTGTCAACTTGCCATTCTACATACTTTGTTACAAAATCATAATCTCTTATTTCCGTATAGTGTTGATAACTTACATTTCCATCATCACTATGGATAAGTCTACACCAATCCCCAATGTCTATCTTTGGAAATTCTGTGCCTGTATATTTTAATTTTACAACACCCGTATCTGTTGTTTTGTCAGTAACAAAGTTTTCTTGCCACCCAGCAACTAGGCTGTATGTTTCCCATGTTCCATTTGACCTGTTAAATATTTCAAATTTATCCACAATCAACTCCTGTCTGTTCTTTGTTTTACTCCAAGTATATTGCCTGTATAATATGTTGCTGTTGATACAGAACCTGCTCTTATAAGTGCATTGTCTGTATTATTCAAATCTCTTACCTGTTCTTGAATATCATTTATTCTTTTTTCAAGTGCATTTATCATTGCTTCTATGCCCATCATGGCAATAGCACCTGCCGCACCACCTAGTGCTGAACCTATTGACCCACCATGAACAATTCTTCTACCAGCCATATACAAAGGTCTTGACACTCTACCAACAGCAGAGTTTAGTGGCGTTAAAACTGCGCTCTTTACAATGTCTCCACCCACCTTGTCTGTAAAACGGTCAATAAATTCATTTTTGCTATCTTTGTCTTTGTCTTTTACTCCACTTGATATTGTATCAGTTATTCCACTCTCTGTTTTCTGTGGTGAAACATTGACAAACTCAAATCTCCATACCCTATCATCTGCCATTATTCTACCACCTTTGTAGCATTTCTTGTTAGCCAATAACCAAGTGTGTTTTCATCGCCTGTTGTATCTATTGGATTGGCAAAATATAATGTCCTGTGTGCAATAGTGTTTCCGTCAGTCCACCCCTGACCTTCAAGTCCAATATATCCACCTGTATGATATGTTGAATTAAAGAATATTGCGTTTTGTCCACCACCACTATATGTCGTAAACTCAATATTAGAACATTGAGTTTTTTGACCTCCGTAATAGTAATAATAACTCTCACTGAATGTCTTGTCTGTAAATGCACTTGGCACTTCATTAAATAGCCATACCTCAGCATAGTCTGGAATGTCCCAACTTGCAGATGCTTCTTTATTTTCTCTATAAGTATATCTTGTAGAGCTTGTGATTTGTGTTGAACCAATATACCAACCCAAGAAAGGATAACCATTATAAGTTGGTGTTTCAAGTGTTCCTATTTCATCTCCATAGACAACATTTTTACTTGAAACATAACTACCACCATTGCTATCAAACGAAAGTGTGTAGTTTTCCCACACTGCATAAAGTGTTATGTCTGCTCCTGTGGATAAGTTGATAACTTCTTGTGCATCTGTAAATGTTGGTGTTGTTGCACCATTATCTAATGACCAACCCCTAAAGTATGCTTGGTATCCACTATTGATATGTGTAAATGTATTTGCTGTCAATATGCTAGTAGTATTATAAATCATAGTTTGATAGAATGTATCGCCTGTTCCACCATTAGCATTAAAGTAAACTTTATACTCATTTGCTTGCCATACTGCTGTTGCTGTTTTGTCGTTTAGGTATTCATATACTGTTGTTGAACTTATATCAACACCATCAATTTGCCACTTAATAAATGTATATCCTGTTTTTGTTGGAGTGGTTAAACTTCCTATTTCACTTCCTTCACGCACCGTTTTAGAAATAACTTCGCTTCCACCAACTGCATCAAAATATAAAGTATGTTCCAAAACATCTTTATTGTCATCTGTAAAGGATATTGCATAAGAACCAACACCATTTTCACTCGTTGTAAAAGCAATAGTCATAATTGCATTAAATATGTGGATATGTCCATGTGGAGTTGTTATTCTTACTCTTTGTTTTCTCTTTAGAGCATTATTAACAGCTGACACATTCACTATTTCCTTGTTCTCATGAATAATAGAATAAATCTTTTGTCTTGCCAAGTTTGTTGTTTCATAATCATCTATTGTTGCTGTGCATACCCACCCACTTTGACCTAGGTTTTGCTCTATTCTTGTTTTATTCTCTTTTACAATAGCATTTCCGTCATTATTTATCGACTCTGTAAACGAATTAACATCGTCTAGTTCGACATATTCATTGCCAATACCTAACTCTATTTTGTATTGTTTGCCAAACTTTGCTTTATCGCTTATGACAAAATTCCCACTAACAGTCATAATGTCATATTGATATTCTCCGTCACTCTCGGTCATCAAGTATGTTGGCTCACTCATTGTTAATCTGCCATTATATGTCTTTGCTGTTTGACCTGTTCCAACCACATAACTAATATTTGCATTTGTGATTGCATCTATTAAAGCCTCAATATCTGTGTCAAAATTGTATGTTGGAGCAGAAATTACTTCATCATATTTGGTCTTTTTTATAACATTTCTTGGCACAGAAAATTCAATTTTGTATCCGCCAGACAAATAATAAATATTAGAATTCGACCTAGTCGAACTTGTTATTGAAAATATACCAACAACTTTGTTTTTTCTAAACTTGCCATATTCTGCTGTTGTAAATCTTGCATAACCAATATTCTCGCCCTCTCTAACTTCCCTTGCCTCTGTGTAATTCTTGTTGAAGTATGTGTTTGAGAATATGTGATAATTACTGCCCAACAATGTTTGTATCTTTGCGCTTATTACTTCACTAGGTTTCATGTCTTGCTCCTTACATTAAATTCTATTTCTATTGCTGGCACAACATCTCTGTCAATAATTTTGTCTATATATCTAAAATGCTTATTCTTGTGATAAATATAGTGATTTTTAGTCCTATACCTTATACTTGCTCTTTCTTGCAATATCTTGCCATAATTTACATCAGGGTTTGTCAATATATCAATAGAATATACATTTCCTACCATTTTGCCACTTGTGTAGTCAAAAAAATTGTTCCTTAATTGCCCTGTCCTATATGGGAATGTCGCACTATTAAGCACAACATTTTCTACTGCAAAGGCAACTTCTTCCATATCCATATCTAGCCACCAAGGTATATATTCAATCCAACAACACCTTTTCCGTCTGCCTGTGCTTTTTCTTCATCTACCACAGAAACAATACTCGAAACATACATTGTTGTCCCATCTAAAAACTCAACTCTTGCACCATTTACAAAAGGCAATGTGTAGTTATAAGTGAATATCCCTTTTGTCCTTTTGTCATAATCTATTGGCATTGTACTTTCTACCATTGACAAACTATCATCTTGTATTGTGCAAAAAGTGAAAGGCAACTTCTCTATGTCGCTTTCACCCCTTACATATAACAATGCCTTTTGAAAAGCAGTTTTCTTGTCCTTTCTTATTAGACCTAAACCTCTCCAATAACTCATACTCACCACCCAAAGTGTTGTAATAGTCCTATTATTTCAAGTATGTTTTTTGCACTCCTACACAAATCTTCTGCTGGCTCTGTGCCTCTTATCATTGAATTTCTGCCACTACCTGCATCATATATAAGTTGTGTTGCCATTGCACGCTTAAATAATCTCTTTCTTTCATCAGCGTTCTTTACTCCACAAACATAATCACATGACTTTTTGCACAATCCTGTGTCAAGCCAATATTCAATTTCTTCTGGTGTCAACCTATAAGCATTGCATTTGCGTATAAAGCCACAAATCTCATAATAATAGTCGTTATATAATGCCACCCTATTTTCTTCTACAATAGGATAGTCCATTTCTTGTATCATAAATGCATCATCTAGTAAAGTCATCTTCCCCTTGTCCTTTTTCTTTTTTATTATAGCATTTCATAAGAAAAAAGGCAACAAAACTACGCTTGCTACCTTTTTCCAAATTGCATTAAGCACCAGTGTTCGCTACAACAGTCGTTGTCCCTACTTTTTCACAAGTAAAGTTACTTTCCGTCTCTGCCACTGCTATATAATATCCGTTCGTGGCTAATATATCACTGGTTCCGTCCCAAGTAGTCCAAGCACTTAAATCGTCTCCCAACTCTGGAAGAGTGCTAAACTCTGCCTGTTGGACTTTGTATTTATATTTATTTGATGTCACAATTTTGCTAGGACTTACTGTTATTTTGGTATATCCTGAGTTAGTCCCTGCAACAGAAGTAACGGTCAGCGTTCCTGCTCCAGAGACACTTAAAAATTTGTTACACTCACACTAACTGCTGAACTAGAAACAGTTGTTTCTCCATATCTAATTGCATCACCTTTAGTAACTTTGTAAAGGTATGTTGAAGCACCAAGAGATTTGAATACTGCAACACCGCTTGAATTTGTTTTCTTGGTTTGTCCTGCCATTGTCACAACAGCATTTTGAACTGGGTCACTGCCCTCATCTGTAACAGTAAATGTCACATTGTATGTTGTTGCTGCACTTGATGGCTCAACCAAAGCAAATGGGAAGCGTGTTTCTTCGTCTGGATTTTCTGCATTGATAGGATTTGGAATTTCCCAACCCAATCTCATAACTGCTCTCAATGCCACACAGTCTTGTTGTGCAAGGTTAAGAACAACTGCACCGTCTCCGTTAGTGATAACACCTTGGTCTAGAATTTTGAAGGTGATTTCTTGTCTAATAGAATAGACTGCTTGTTTGAAGTCACCAACAATAAATTTGGCAAGGGTATTATCCCAAGAGCCATTGTCCACAAATTCTCTAGCAAGAGATGTCACTTCGCTGTTAGCAAGTGGTTGACCTGTTGTGTCAACAAATCCTTCTCTAAATGCTTGTTTAAGAGCAAGTCCACCAACAAGACCATTGACATCAAATCCGTCTTGCTCAACTTTGCCCATTGCATTTGAAATTTGTGTGTAAAGATTGTTGGTTGAAGGTGCTACTGCTGCTCCTGCATTGTAGATAGAAGCAATAAGACCTTCTCTCCATTCTGTTGGTTTGTCTTTGCCAAGGAAGATTGCTTGGTCAATTTTCTTACCAAATGCTTCTTCAATTCTTGGTCTAATTTGTCCCCAAATGTCATAACTAGCATCTTCTAGCACTGCTTCTGGAATAGGAACAATAACAGCAAGTTCTGCTGCTGTGATGAACTTATTTCCCCACATTGCTTTTGATGTTTGTTTAAGACCTGTGTCTCCGTCAACCCAATATGCTTCTGGAAGCATTGCAAGGACTGGCATTTTTGCTTGCTTTGTTGTCATGTTTGGAAGTCTTGTCATGATTTGCAAAGCCTTTGAGTTTTTGACTGCACCTTGGATTATCTCATCAATAATGTCTTGTGTTGGGATAAGTGCCTTGGCATCAGTTCTGCTTACGTTTGCGTTGTAAGTTGGCATTTTTCTACTTTCTCCTTATTAAATCATTCATTGTTTCGTTTTTTGATTTTGGTGGTATCGTTCCACTCTCTAAATTAACATAAGTTCCCTTGCTTGTGTTTAAGAACTCCTTGTTTGCCTTGAGATATTCCCCAAGACTTGTTTTGAAATCGTCTCCGTCTTTCATTTGTGATGTAACTTCAGTGTAAACGAATTTTGCAAATCTAGGATTGACATTTGCACTACTTATCTCACTCATTTTCTCAGCTTCTGCTTGTTTAGACTGAAGTGCTGTATAATCTGCTTTAAGTGTGTCTCTCTCGCTTAATAGACTATCATAATCCTTTGTTTTTTCTTCCAAAGCACTATACTTTGTCTTCCACTCATTGACTCCACTCTCGGCTTTATCATACTTTGCCTTGTCTACATAGTTTCCACTTTTCAAATTTGCAAGTTTTATAGTGTCTCCTGCCTCACTTAGCTTTTGTTCGAACTCGTCATAGCTTAAACTACCATCTCCAAACAATGACTTCAATTCTTCCATATTTATTCCTCCTTATGTTTTTTTAAGCGTTGGTCTTACACCCAACTTCTTGGAAGTGGCTATGTTAAACGACTTGCCTTGTCTTTGATATTCATATTATAGCATTTGCAATTAAATAATGCAAACAAATATGACAACTTTTTATATCTGCGTTCTCCAATTTACATATTTTAAGTTGTTTTTCTCGCAGAATGTCTTTAATTTATTCGTAGCGTTTGTAATATTGCCAGATAGTTGCTTTGTCATTTGCACATCTCCAGCTTCTTCATACACCGCCCTTGCCTGTTTCATTTTCCTTATTGCTCTTTCATAAGCTCTTTGTTCTTGGCTTAATTCGTAATTTTTGCGAACTTCTTTTATACTATATTCTTCCTGCGTTCCTTCGCCTGTATAATTCATTTGGAATTGATGGTAGCAGTTTATACCACATATTCCAAGCATTTCCCCATAACCACAAGTACTTTCAAATTCATCATAACCCTCAACTGGTTCACCAGAATAATACACTTGCCCTTGCCAACTAGAGTGGTCTTCATAATCGTGTGTCATATATTTTGTCCAAGTTCTTGCTGTTGGGTGCGAACTAACTTCCACAAACTTCGCACTAGAATTTTTCAAATTGTCGTAGTTTATTCTAGCATTTGCCCGTGTTGTTTCATACATCAAATCTTCTCTTACAAGTCCGTCAATACTTCTTAACTTGCCATTGCTCAACACTTTTATGCCCTGCTTTGCAAGTCTTTTTATTATACTTTGCAAAGGGTCAAATGTTTTCGTAAGTCTTGTTACTTTATTTTGTATGGTCAAATAGTCTGTTGTGTATTCATTTATAGCATTTTCCGCTATTCTATTGCTTAACACTGTTGCTATACCAAACGCTGCAATAAGTTGTGGACTTATAACTTTATTTGCTTCGTTATTGTTAAGTGCTTCTTGGTCGGTCGGCTCTTGCTTAAAATCTTCTTTCCCGTCTTTTACCGCTCTTTTTTTTATGTCAGCAAATACAACCGCAATTACTTTCTGTATCTTTGGGTCATACTCCGCCACCTTATCTCGAATATTCTGTGCAACCCTTATAGGCTCAATCCCCATCTTTAACTGCTTTACTATTATTTTCAGCAAGTCTTGTTCTAGGTCATCATATATCCCTATAAGTTCTCTAGGCAACTCATTACTTAAATAATTGTATGTTCTCATTATTCCTCACTAAAGAATGAGCCAATGTTCGCCCTATTTGCTTCAGCTATGGCTTCTACGTTTGCCTTTGCTGTATCCAAATCTTCATTGTACCACTTCGCCCTATACTCTGCCTTACTCATTACACCAAGTTGCACGTCTTGTCTATCGTTAAGTTTTTGTGTTTCTTTGTCTTCTATAATGCTGTCGTCAAACTTAACTTCCATTGGTGCGTCTAAGTCAAAAACATATTCATGCCCTGTAAAAGTGTTGTGGATATACATCAATGCCTTACAAACACCAAGAATTACATCTCGCAATATTATCTCGTGTTTTCTCAAAGTCCTAAACATCTCACTATTTTCACTTACGACTTGGGTGGCGGTGCTTATTCCTCCTTGGTCAAACCTATAATGATTTTCTCCAAACCCTACCTTTGCACTCAAAAGGTTCAAAGCATTGTTTATGCCATTAAAGAACGCATCTGTCCTTAATGCCTCACTATAAAATTTCAAAGGTTCTTTGTTTTCATTTTCGCCATTGCCATACCAATAGATACCTGTGTCGTTCTTATCAAATACAGGAACTTGGTCGTCTCCGTCAAACTGCATTATTCTACTGTCTGCAAATATCTTCGCCTTTCCAAGCCTCATTTCCTCGCAAAATCCGTCATATGCCAAGTCAACCCCAGCAAGTGCATCAATAGAGTTTGCAAATATAGATATTCCTAGTGAAGAGTTTATATCCACATTGTTAGCAACATTTGGCTTTAGTATTTGAAACCAAGGTATGTCGCCCTCTGTGTCTAATATTGACCTTGACACTAAATCTCCAATGTTATCAACCATGTCATTCTGTGCTTTCTTATACTCAAGGCTTATAATAACATAATTGCCCTCATTGTTCTTAATGTGTATCTGTATTGTAGTCCTGTTTGAATTAACATTAACAAACGCACACTCTGTTATTGTGTCTTGGTCGAATGTTATAGGGTATATCTTCTTGCCATTGATAAATTGCAACCTCTCGTTCCCGTCAGCATCAAAACTTTCAACAAATGCACCCTTACCAAGAGCAAATGTCTTTTCTATACCCTCATTACCTTTCTGCCAAAAAGAAACATTGTCAAGCACTTTTTCTAGTTCTACTTGACCTTCTTCATCTCCGTATGTAACATCTGTTTTCTCATTTAGCAGTAAATTAGCCCAGTCCTCACACACCTTTTTAGCCATATTCAAAGTCTTGCGTTTTTGTTTGACTTTCTTTCTTCCATTATATGCTTCATAAGTGTGAAAATCCGCTACATCTCCCTTATACCATTGTAGCCAAGTCTCCGTCATATCTTTCAATGACACCACCTGCTTTCCCGTTTCTCTCAAAATTACACTGCTAATTGTGTCCATACTTTCCCCTTTATACAGAATATTTTAAGTCATTTAGGTGTGGTTCAACACTATATTCTAGTGCATCGAGTGTGTCTATATCGCTTGTGCCATTGTCAAGTCTCTCATCTTCATGCCCTTCCTTGTTGTTCCAAACCGCTTGGCTCAATGCCTCAATTACTGTCTTGCAGTGTTCAAGCACATGAAATCTTCCGCTAGCCATCATCTTTGCTTCAAGATTTATCCTTTCATTTATAGGATATTTCCTTGCATTGTTGATAACTATGCCACAATTTTGCTTGACAACTGCTGACCTTAACCCAGCAATTAAAACCTGCTCTGCACTATCGCAGTATGCCTCCCCACTCCTTTGCCATTTATTATAGCACATTTTTACGAAATTTACAAACTTATTTGCAAGGTCGTTTGGTGTTAAATATCCGTCATACTTTTCTGCCTCTAAAACAAGCCAATCTCTTAGCCCATGTGTAAACCCAGAGCATACAAAAGTATTAGCAGAGCCATTACCTCCAAAGTCAACGCCTATCTTAATATGCCCAATGTTATACTTCTTTTTGCACTCTTGCTCACTTATAACATACCTATCTGTATGTTCTGCAAAGTCTTTGTGTATCAAGCCCTCTGCAACACATCTTAAACCAAGAATGTCTCTCTTATACCAAATAGAGTTTGGGTCATATTGCGCCTTAATAGCCTCTCGCCTTTCTTCACTTATGCTCAAATTGTCTTCTATTGTAAAGTGTTGATAGTTGTATCCACCAACATATCCTTTCTTATATTTATCTATATAATTTGTATATATTTTATGCTTTGGACTGCAAGGGTTTAAGTCCCATATTCTCTTTATCTTCTTACTCGCTAACTGTCTAGCCATTGCAACCTTTATAAAACTAGTTCTGCTATCGTCACAATCATAATGCTCGTTTATTTCCGTTGCTATCCATAACCCATAAGAGTTACCAAGTATCTTCTTGTAACTGTCTGCCTTTCCGCCACCTGCAAATATAACTATCTTTTCGCCTGTCTTGGTCTTTATATAAAGAGCCTCATTGTCTTTATACTTCCCCCACTTGCACCTGCCACCAAACAAATGCTCAAGCCCAAAACCATTGCAATCGCCTATGTTTAGTTTGGCATTTGCTATCGTGCTTCCACTAGCCAAGTGTATTCTATCTTCGCAAGTTTCAAGATACATGCAAGCAATAATGCAGTTGTCTATGGTCTTACCTGCACGAACTGCTCCCTCTCCAACAGACATCTCACAATCTATGCCCTTAATTATGTAATCTTTGTGCTTTTCACTAAACGCACACCAAGGTATTGTTCGCATTACTTATCCCTTTTCAATAATTCCGCCAATGGAGATAAATCTTCAAAACTTGTTGTGGCCTCAATCTTCTCTGTTTGATTTAACCATTGTTTACCTAACCATATCGCCATACTTGCGTTGTGTTCTGCTAATTTATATTGATATCGCCTTAAACTTATTTTTCCGTTTTGCGAATACTTTTTATATACCTCCGAAAAACGCTCCTTGTATACTCTCTTACACCAATTCTCTATTGTATCTGGCGAACAACGAAAAAAACCAGCAATTTCATCAAGTGTGCATTGCAGGTTACATAAGTTTTCAAAATGCTCTTGTTTGATTTCTATTGTTGGTCTTGCCATCTATTTCCTCCGTTTTATAAGTATAACAAAAGAGTTGCATTTGCACAACTCCTTAAAATAATCCCCATTCTGCGAATTTTTCAAAACCGCCAACACTCTTTATATAATCCCTAGCAATCTCGACTATTTCGCTATATGGTTTTCCATCTATTGTATCATCGCCTATTGCACAACACAATTCAACTGGTTTACCTGTTTCCTGTGCCTTTAAGAAAGCATATATGTTTACACTTACATCTGCTTTTGATAAATCTTTGCCATGAAGCCCACCACCAGTTACTGACTGTGCCATATCGCTTCCTAATTTTCTATTGGTTGCCCCACTATCTACATCTGTGCCTCCTGTCCAATCGCCTAAAGGATTGACTACTAAATCGTATCCCCAACCCTTAAACCAATCTGTAATATTATTAGTCTTTGCATTGCTTTGACAAATAATGAGTTTGTTGTTCTTTTTATCAAGTATGTATTTTCCATCACTTGAATACATGTCGTATATCGTTTGTGCAATTTTACTCATTTCTTTTTCTTCTTCTGCAAGTGGCACACCCTTAAATATTCCGTTGTCTCCACACCTTATCTGCTTGCTTTGATTTTCTGCTAGGTATTGGTCTTGCTTTGTTGATACGATTTCTATTTGTATAAGCCTTGTCCCAACAATTCTATATACTATTTCAAATATTTCATCTTTATATCCGTCAAAATCTACACTGCTCTCTATAATTATGTAACAATGCTTGTGTCCTATAAGCACTTCAACTGCGACTTTTGGATTTTCTTGTTTTGTGTATGCTAGGTCAACTATTGCACCTGCTATTCTATCTGCCACTTTGTCTGGGTGGCTTGGGTTTACTTTTTCTATCATTTCACACCTCTGCTTTATGCAAATATAAATTATCACTTATTAAAGGTTTCTTGTCTTTACTATTATTCAATAAAGACATTTTTCCAAAACTTGCTATCTTTTCAAATGGACAATTATATTCGCTTATAAATACATCATATTTTATTTTTTTCACCCACTCATCAAACTCTTTATAATTAAAGTCATTGTCAGTATATTCGGCTGTGTTTCTATATGGTGGGTCGCAGTAAATAACAACTTCATCATAAGGCAACTCTAAATTGTTCAAATATTCAAGTTGTTGTAAATATTCAAGTTGTTGTAAATATTCAAGTTGTTGTAAATATTCAAGTTGTTGTAAATATTCAAGTTGTTGTAAATATTCAAGTTGTTGTAAATATTCAAGTTGTTGTAAATATTCAAGTTGTTGTAATCGTGAACAACACTCTAATTGTGTCAATGATTGTATTTGGATAAGTTCAGGACATCCCCTTTTGAAAGCCGTTATTGATTTTATTTGCTTTGAAAAATCCAATCTTCTTTCGTGTAATTTTGCTTGCTTCGGCATTTTTAAATTTAAACAACTTAACTCTTTAAGTTTATCTAAACTCTTATAATCGCAATTAACAATAACTTCAAAGGCTAATCTTTTAAGCTCTTCAACTTCTTTTCCAAATAAATATGCTTGCCTATTATTTCCAAAACTCCAAACAACAGTGACAAATACTGAATAAGGGTCATCTTTGCCTAAACATTTCTTAAATTCTTCCCTATCAACCCATTTTATCCATTCTTTTGGGATTTTGTTATCCTTTAAAAAGTTTAATAGATTAACAATCCCTGCGTTCTTTTCGGTATAATAAACTTTTAATCCAAATTGCTTTGCCATTAAACTCATAGAAGCACCGCCACCAAATATGTCAAAGAAATATTTAACTTTTGGTTTTTTTTGAACAATAGCCATCATAACTGAATAAGCAATATTTTGTTTACTCCCCATATATGGCAATCTATATGGATAGACTCTACTCGGTATATTCATAGTTTTTAAATGCCTTTTCTTCGTTTATATGTCCACAAATTGGGCATTTTAACAACTTTTTATTTACACCATCAACACTTTCTTCATCTTCAAAGTCATCATCAGTTATTCTTAAATTGTTAATCCCCCAATCCAAATCAAAATCGCCCAAGTCCAAGTCAGCAAGTTCTTCGCCAAGTAAATCAAAATCCCAATCGCTTTCATTTAACTTGTTATCAAGCAACCTCAATTTCGCCACCTGCTCATCTGTTAAACTGTCTGCTAAAACACAAGGCACTTGCTTAAACTTTAATTTTTTGCAAGCCTCTAAACGACAATGCCCAATAATAACAACATTGTTTTTATCTATCACTATTGGTTGAACCATACCAAATTGTTTTATGCTTTCTGCTACATTATCAATTTGTGTTTGGTCATGTTTTTTAGCATTCTTGTCATACGGTTTTAATTTATTGATTTTTACATCTATAATATCCATTAACCCCACCTATACCGCCTTTTCCTTTCTTTATTTTTCTCTCTTTCCCTCATGCACTTATAACTACAATAGTATATATTACCATTTCTATATGCATATTCCCTTATGTTGTAAAACTCGGTGTCTATCGGTTTCTTGCATACTTTACAATATACAACCATACACTCTCCTATAAAAACAAGTAAGGTGCAGTTTACTTGTTTTTCCTTACATTTGTTTTGTGAGATTATATCTCTAGGTTGGGAATAAAAACAATTATACTTAAGAAGAAATTTTGTTTTTAAGTGAGAAAATTATATTTTTCCAAAATCCATAGTCGGTATTTTGCCTTGCTGCACCCCAAGGAAAGTTCGTTAGTGAACTACCCTGCAACTTCTAATGTAAGGACAAAGTTGCTTGCCCATTGGCAGTGGGTTTTTGAAGATGCCCACATAAACTTTATTTCAATTCTGCAGGGAAACCTTCATTCCTTATTCTCAACAATTCTTCTTTTGGTATCTTATATTCTCTACCAAACCTAACTGTCTTGATGTGTCCTTTATATATGTGTCGCCTTATCGTTATCTCACTAATACCAAGAAACTTTGCGACATCTTTTATCGTAAACATTTCTTCTCCTTTTATTATATATTATCACATTTTATCATTATTGACAAACAATTTTAACTATTTTCTTTAATTATTTAAGAAATATTCTATCAATTCTCCAGTGCAGTCATATTCGTTGCCTAAATATACCGTCAATTTTGACCTTATAAGCCTTGCGGCAGTCCTTTGTAAAAACTCGTTGCCACTCTCCCACATTGTCTTTATGGTTATAAAGTCCGTCAATGCTTCATCATGTATCATACACACCAAATGTACATATTCATGAGTCAATGTATATGCATAATCTTCGTCAGATAGTCCTGTGTCTATTATAATCAACCTTAATTGAGCTATTGTAAGTCCGCACCTATCTATGTCTCCTTCTATCTCTATATAAACGACAGGTTTTATTATGCTCTGAACTAAAGGTTTTATTTCTTCTCTTTGAATTATCGCATCATTTCTTATATTGATTTCGTGTTGCATTCTATCTAACAATTCTATTCTTTGTTCATCTGTATATGCTTTATGCTCACAATGTTCCCTATTTACAATTAAAAACACTACAAATGAATATATCAATATAACTACTGCAATTATTGTTAGTATGGTAGATATTTTATATATTCTTTTATAAAAATTCTCCCTCTGTTCCATTGTTTTCATATATCTTCCTCAATAAAAACAAGTTTAACAATGCAAAAAGCAATTACATAAGCCCAAAATAATAAACCTGCATAAGAAATTACAAATAACATTACTTCTCCAGACATTGTTGAATATATCATTCCACAAATAGAAGTCATAACTGCCAATAATGAAATTGTAATAATTGTTATAATATCAAATTTTAGTCTTTTCATTTTATTTTTGCTCCTTATTTGCTTCACATAATTGCTTAATAACGTCTTTAACTTCTTCTAAAATTTCTGCAGTGGTCCATATCTTACCAAAGACTCCCATAGAACTAAAAATATCATAACCAGAATAATCTCCATAATGAGCATAGTCCCAACCAATCCAATACTCGTCATCTTTTTTAGCATCGTATGTCAATCCACCATGACAATCTATATCTATTTCATCGTAAGGCAATCCATAGAATTTGTCGTTTTTAGGCAAACATACATAAGCACAAGGGTGTGGACCATAACTAACAATTTTGTATTTATATCCATCTATTTCTCCGCTGTCAAGAATTTCTCCACCTCTAATACATTCTGCTTTATACATCATTTCTTTCATTCAAGCTCTCCTTTGCTTGGTCTTAAAGTTCCCAAATTTGCAATTCAATATCTGAGTCATCTTCAAATGCACTTTGCCAAATTCCTTTGACTGTTTCCCAGTCGCCTTTGGCAATGCCACAGCCGTAGTTTTTCGGGATGCCCACTGTTTTCAATCTCTTTTTTTCAGCAAAATTTCTAATGTCTACTACACAATCAAATAGCCATTCGTAACTAGTGATAAAATCATTATTTTGGCTAAAACAATTAGCAACATATTTTTTGACATCGCTATCATACCCATATCTTGGAACATAGCAAACATCTCCACCTAAATTATCTATTGAAACATTTCTGCAATATTTTTTATACATTTCTTCTACTATTGGATATTTTCTCGCTATCTGATAAGCAATTCCACCACCCATCACTCCGTCTAAATTAACCTGATGGCAAATTATGTCGCACCCACTCTCAAGCAAATCTCCCTTGTGATAACTAATCATTTTCGACATCTCCTGTGATTTTCTCAAAAATTTTCCTGTTATACTCTGGCAAACTCTTTATGTAGTCAAACATCTCTTTTGGCATAAAACTCCAAGCAGTCTTATTGTCCACTTTTACTATTGCAGGAATATTCGTCTCATACCATTCAAGGTTGCCTTTCAATTCTTCTGCATTGTTAAATTTTGGATACCAACCAAAAGAACACAAATTATCCATAATCTCATTAAATCTTGCTTCTGTAATCTTTTTGTTAAACGCCATCAATTTGCCTGATTTGTTGTAACAGAAAATACACCTTGATATGCCCTCGCATTTTAGAGCACCCCAGATGTCGTTGCCACCCCTGATGTTGTTGCCACCCCTGATGTCGTTGCCACCACTGATGTTGTTGCCACCCCTGATGTAGTTGCCACCCCTGATGTAGTTGCCACCCCTGATGTCGTTGCCACCACTGATGTCGTTGCCACCACTGATGTTGTTGCCACCCCCGATGTTGTTGCCACCCCTGATGTTGTTGCCACCCCTGATGTCGTTGCCACCCCAGATGTAGTTGCCACCCCTGATGTCGTTGCCACCCCTGATGTAGTTGCCACCCCTGATGTAGTTGCCACCCCTGATGTCGTTGCCACCACTGATGTCGTTGCCACCCCTGATGTCGTTGCCACCACTGATGTTGTTGCCACCCCTGATGTCGTTGCCACCACTGATAGTTTCGTTTTGCAAATTTTCCTGTATTAGTTTTATAAACTCGTCAAAAGAATAAACTTTAACAATTTTCAAAATGTTTGTTACAGATTTCTTTCCATCTCTGGCGTCTATACACTGGTCGTATGCTTCAACCTTTGCAAATTTATTCCACTGCACACACTCGTAAAAGTTGAAACAATCCTGTGGTTTCTTGCTAAAATGCAACCCCCACTGACACTCAGCAAGTTTTCCATCAACCTTGTGAATTGTCCCTAAAACACTCCCGTTTTCGTCTTTATAGTCATAACCTTGATTGCTAGTCCAGTCATTCCTAAAAATTTTATAACCAACAGCCACTGGCTTCATTTTTTTTATTTCTTTTTCAGTTATCCTATATGTTTTCATTTTTTTATTCTCCTCATCACTTCAGTATTGTTGTAAACACCTAGTCCTTTTAAGTCAATTTTTCTGTTTACAAAGTCATAAAGTCTGTCAAAAGTTTCTTTGTCAAAATCTTTTTGACCTTTGCGATATTTTTCTAGCAAATTGAAAAAGCAAATAAGCAAATATTTATTGTCGTGTTCTTTATATCTAGCAATATTTTTTATTTGTTTAGGTATTACCCCAATGCCCTCAAAATAATTGTCCGCATTTGTTAAACTTTTTATTGCAATATTTTTCTTTTTCATTTCAATTCCTTGTTCTTTTGTTTCTATGCCATAATCAAATTTATTTTGGCTTTCTCCTTTATGCAAATATCAATTATTTCTTGCTTTGTCTTCCCTTCAAATGATTTGATTAGTTCTTTAATTGTCACTTTTTGTTATTTCCTTGTGTTTCTGTCTCAAAGATTTCGTCCAAGTCAAAAATCCAATCATCGTCTTTAAAGTTTTTTTTGAACCAATAAAGTTGCTCATCTTCAACAAAGCAATCCTTATTTAATTCAATAGGCATCATACCGTCGTCCCAATAAATTGTGGCTTCTTGTTTTATAAGTTCCATCAGTCTTTCTTTAGTTATTGCCATATAAACTCTCCTTTTTATCCACCCCTTTATACTTCATTTCCCCAACAATCCCCTTTCTTACACATTCAACATTGCTCTTAATCTCATAATTGCGTCTTTACAACTATCACAGACAAAAATTTCAAACACCCCTGCTAGAACTTCTTTTTCATAGCCACAAATTATACATTTGGATTTGTATACTGGCTCTAAAGCAAGTTTTACAGGTTCTCTATATACTAAGTCATTAAAAACGTGTCCACATTTTACACATTTGTAATTTCCATCATCATAGCAAATAGTTTCATCACTTCCACACCAAATACATTTCATTTTTTTATTCCTAACCCTTTTAAGTCAAACTTTTTATTTACAAAATCATACAATCTGTCAAACGTCTCTTTGTCAAAATCTTTTTGTCCACGAATGTATTTTTCGTATAAGTTCATAAAGCATATAAGTAAATATTGGTCGTTGTGTTCCGTAAAGTTCCTTCTTGCATTATACGCTCGTAGTGGTATATCAAAGTAATTGTTATAATTGAGAAAAGATTTTACTTTAATATTTCTTTTGCTTATTTCATCTAAAACAGCACAAGTATATTTAAACAAATATTCTTTTGAATAATCATACACATAATTTATCAAAATATGCTTGTTTTCATTTTTGAAAATGCTATTTAATTCTCTCCATTGAGCAACTAACTGACTCTTTGGGAGATATGGTATTAAATCTATGTGCCAAAGTCTCATTATATGTTCCTCCTTATTTAATTTCTTATTTCACACATTGCTCTGCTATAGAAATAATCGTGTAACATTGCACCAAAATCTTCGTTTATTTTTTCTTCTTTTGGATAGAACAAACCTTTTTCATCTGATGTAAAATATTTACTCCAATATATTTTTTCTGCTTGTTCTTTACTTATGTTTTTATTTTCCGCTATATATTCAATAATCAATTCATGAACCAGCTCTTCATTAGCTGTGTATATATACTCCGTATCTCCAAATTCATATATATCCCAGCTATCATGCTCTGAAGTCCAATCATCAAATGCATCCCACCCAATATCTTTTAACCTACTCATCTTTTTCGTTCCTCCCTTGATTTTTCTACAATTTGTCTTGCTAGTTCGATTTGTTCTTTCATAACCTCTAACGAAATATACGTGTATCCCAAATCAACTAACTCTCTACCTATCCTTGCCAGCTCACTTTGTTTTTTAATTAAATCTTGCATAAGTACCTCCCTTTCTTTATTTACATAATCATTATATATCATTATTTATCATTTGTCAACTATTTTTTAGAAATTTTTTATAAATTTTTTTCTAAATTTTGCTCTTTTTTCTCTTTTTCTCGTATTTTTTCTATACGAAATCTCCTTAATTGTGTGTCAAGTTGTTGTGCAAATATACTCTTTCTATATCTCATAATTTTCCTCTTTCATTTTTTCATTTAATTTTTTTATTGTTTCTGCTTTTTCTTTTGTGTTTAGTTTATTTTTTATAAGCCAACACCTATCTCCGATGCAGTTGGACTTGTGAATTAAATAATTGCAATTATTGTCACATATAATATAATACTTACATTTTATTTTTGTTGTTTTTCTCATAATATCTTCTCCACATCATCATATAGATTGTCCATTGTCTGCCTATAACTGTTATTTATTTGTTCTTTGGTATTTAATTTTATGTTTAAGTATCCCTCAAATTTTGTGCCAAATAAAGTTTCAGGTCTTAAATACTGCTCCATTGGTGTTCCTTTCCATTTAGTAACCATGTTAGCTATTACTTTTTCAAAGTCTTGCACACTAAACTTCTCATTTATTCTTGCTCTTATAAGGGATTGTGTTTTAGGTGTAGATGCTTTGTATTTGGTTCCAGCTTTCATGTTTAGATAATCGACAATATATTTATATTTATTTAATTCATTAGTATTTGATTTATTAGTATTTAATTGTCCTTTATTTTCTATATCTAGGTTTTCTATATCTTGTTTTTCTATATCTTCATTTTTGAGATATAGGTCAGGGCTCTCATATATAACATATTCCCAGTCTTTAATTTTGCCTTTTTCATATATCCTGTTTCTTTTCATATATTTTGCATCTTCTAATTCATGTATTATACCATTTATAGTATTTACGCTTTCACAACATATCTTACAAAGTCCAACAATCGAATAATCCCAATTATCTGGAAGTGAAAGCATTAGACTCAATAACCCTTTTGCCTTTAATGATAAATTCTTGTCTTTTAAGTGATAGTTACTCATTACTGTGTAATCTTTTGTTTTTTCAACTCTAACAACTGCCATTTTCTTTTCTCCTTTAGGTTATTTGCCTTTTCCTTTTTATTAGAAAAGCCACCAAACTACTTGCCTTAAAGTTGCGAACGGGCTTTCATTTAGTGGCTTTCCTGCCAAGTATTTAGTTGTTTACCTAGTGTTAAGTCGCAACCCCTAAACACTCGGCGATGAATAAAAAGTGTAATTAACTGCAATTACATGATATATTATATATCATTTTTGCATTTTGTCAAAGCGTTTTTTAATATTTTTTTATTCTGATATTGCATCATCTGTTATTTTATTTGGAGTGCTTAAAAATTCAATTTCAGTAGCGACTATCTCTATAGCATATTTCTTAACCCCATCATCTTCCCAACTTCTTGTTTGTAATCTACCTACAACAGCAACCTTACTGCCTTTGGTTAGGTATCTCAAGCAATTTATTGCCATAGTTCCCCAAACTGCTACATTAAAGTATTGAACAGGCCTTTCTCCGTTTTGTGTGTAATTTTCTTTAACTGCAAGTGTGAGTTTGCACAAATGCTTGTCATTCTCCATTTTTACTTCTTGTGGGTCTTTAGTCAAGTTCCCCACCATAAAACTCGTATTCACATCAACTCTCCTTTTTTAATTTATATTTTAATACAGAAACATAATTTGATGGTATATTTAATGCTTCGGCAATTTCTTTTGCACTTTTATTTTGTTTTATAAATTTTCTAATATTATTTGCACTCACATTATATTTACCTAAACCATCGCTTCTATTTCTTTTTATATGGTTTTTTTGCAACATTCCTTGAACAATATATTCTGGCACACCTAATTTCATGCCAATATATTTTGCTGAATAACCTTTAATAAACATGTTTGTCGCTTTTTCCTTGTCATATTTATAATAACATTTGTTTCTTTCATGTATTACTGAATATTTTATATTATATTCTTGAGAACACCATTCTAAATTTTCCATTTTATTATTTAATGCATTAAAATCTTTATGATTAACAACTTTATAATTATTAGTATTAGGAATAAAAGCTTGAGCAACAATTTGATGAACTCTATAATTTTTTCCGCCCATTCTTACAACATATCTTTTATATTTAATATTTACATTTTGTAAAACCAATTTTAATATTTTTGTTCTTTGAATATATTTCTTCCCGTTCCATCCTATAAGACTTTTTATTCTACCAAAATTACTTACTTGATATTTCCCATTAAAGCCATAAATATCTTTCCATATTTCTTCTTTCATAATTACTTACATTTAATAATATTTTAATCCTTTTCTAATGTATATACAGCATAAGTGCATCTATCCCCAAACCTATTTTTGCTGGTCTTAAAATCCGTTTCAATTTTATAACCCTGCTTTCTTAAATCATAGATAATTGCACTTAATCTGTATGCTCCATATAAATTTATTGCTTGCTTTTGTGTAAGTTTTCCTTTTGTTTGTAAATGTTCCAAAACTCTATTGTATTGTGTCATTGCTTTGTTCCTCCTAAAAATATCTTAAATTCTTCAAATTTTCTTTGTTTAATCTTGTTTGGCTTGCCTTTGATAACAAAGTCCAAATATTTATCAAAGAATATATTTATCTCTTCTATTGCTTTTGCATAACCCTGTCTAACACCTCGTCTATATCCACCAAGCTCCCTATTTGCATCAAGATTTCTTTTCCCTATATCTTGACTGCCTGTGGTCTTATTTCTCAACTGAAACCCTAACCTAGCATATTTCAAGATATATTCTTGTTCTCTGTCGTCAAGTTCGTTTTCAGGATATTCTACAAAGTCAACTCCCCAACCACAAGGATTATCCTTACTATATAATCCATGATTTTTAATTGACAAATCTATATGCAAATAACCTCTCATGTGTTGTGCAAGTCTTGTTAGAATGTGTTTTGCTTGTCCAATATAAGCATATCTAAAACTACCTTCTTCTCTTGTTAGAATATAAATACCAGAATGTTCGTTTAACTCTGGGTTAATTGCTAACCACCTTTGTTTGTTAATTTTATCTATAACCCATACTTGTTTATAATTCATTCTGCCACTTCCTATATTTTAACTTTTCTTCGTCCCAATCGGGATATTTTGATTTTAAGTAATTTCTAATATATTCTCTATATTCTTCTCGCTTTGTTGTATGGTCATAATTATGATGGCATTTAGCACATAATGTTACTATGTTTTGCTCTATCCCTAGCCCAAGTTGACTTCGTGCAATATAATGAGCATTTGGCATGGCAAAAGGACTTCCACAACATATACATCTGCCTTTATCTCTTTGCCATACCTTTTCTTTAACACTCTGTGATATATTACAAGCCTTTGTGCCTTTTCTCATATATCTCCCTTTCCAGCAACAGACCATTCTCTTTCCATTTGTGCATCTAATAGTCTTATTTGTAATTTAATCGCTTGAATACTCTCTTGATTTGCCTTGTAGATACCCTCTGCAAGTATTTCGTCAAATTTTAACTTCGCAACACTTGGCTTACCTCTAACTAAATCACTCGTAACTGTTACGGGCGTTTTCTTGTCTCTTAAAATCAAAGTTTCCTTTGCCACTTCAATTCTATAATCTGTATAAGCCTTTGCGTAATTGTAAGCACTCTTCCTTAATTCTTTAACTGCCACATCTAATTGCTTTGATTTATCCATAAGTTCGTTGTAAAGGTTAATATCCATAATCAAATCTCCATATAAAACCACCAGCAATTTTTCTTTTAAGGTTACAACACATAGAAATATTTGATAAATGGACTCCACTTTTTTTACTCGCATCAGTAATAGAAATATATTTATTTACTAGATTGTTTTGTAAATCAAATTGTAAAACTTTTTTATTATTTGCAAAAGTTCCTTTTTTTAATCCATTTTTCCAAGCGTGTTGTTGATTTTCTAGGTTTGTTACCCATTCTAAATTACTAATATTATTATTTAATTTATTTCCATCTATGTGGTTTACCTGTGGTTTTTTTAATGGATTTGGTATAAATGTTAACGCTACAAGTCTATGTATAAAAAAACCTTTACTTAAATTATTGTGCTTAAAATGGACTTTTAGATATCCGTCTTCGTTTTTAGTCCCAGACATTATTTTTTCTTTTACAATTCTATTCCCTTTATATAATTTTTGAGCTATTCGGCGAACACTTTTTATTCTCCCAAGATTACTTGCTTGATAAATTCCCTCAAAGCAAGGAATATCTCTCCAAATTTCTTCCATAATTAAACCTCTCTAAACTTAATTATGTTGTCTTTTATTGCTTTGCCAACTTTATCACTATCAATCAACCAATCAAGATATTCAGCATCTTCTTGTGCTACTTGCTCAATGCTCTTGCCTTTGTGTTTGCCACTAGCAAATATGTATTTGCCACCAATAACTAAACTCTGCTCCATTTTTTCTTGTTTTTTAATTGCCATATCGACTTCTTCAGCACTTGCAATACTTTCGTCAATACCTATTCCAAAATTGCCTAATGCTCTACCCCACGCACTTGTTTCGCAATTTTCTAAATAACTCGTTTTGTTTATCATAGAACTTGACCTGTCTTCTTGTGCGTGTCCTGTTGCTACAACTATTCCGTTCTCATCTAAAACAGATGCCTTAATTATGCAACTTTCTTCAGTAAGAGAGACAATCTCGCTTATGAGTTTATATCCCTGATATCTGTTTCTAAATTCCTTTATTCTTTCATTGACCATTACATAGTCTTTGCCTTTAATATTTATTGTTTTCATTTTCTTGTTCCTCCGTCTTCTTTTTAATTATTCGTATGGCTTTATACTCCCCACCGAAAGAGTGTTTTTCTACTGTTGGTGTTCCTTTGACAATCTTCCCATTGTCATCTATAAACTCTTGTAATAAGTCATCAAATATCATCTCTTAAACACCAACCAGCACCAAGACCAACCAAGTATCTAACCAATGCTTGTTCCAAAGTCTCTCCAGATTGCACTTCGTCTTTTTCAAATCTTTGCAATCCTTCAAATGTTTCAATTCCTAATATTTTGCATAGTTCCAAAATTCTCATTTAATGTTCCTCCATAATATCTATGATTTGTGGTTCACTAGCGAACTTCGTGCTTTTCAGTAATTTATCTATTGCTTCTTTTGGAGTCTTTGCTTCAACAATCTCACAATAAATAAATTCTCCGCTGTCATCATTCTCAATAAATCCGTCTTTATCAAGAAATCCATAGTAAATTTTGTATTTCATAAGTACCTCCCTTTATCTTATTTCATAATCATTATATATCATTTCTTATCAAAAGTCAACCAAATTACATATATTTTCAAAAATTTTTTTATAAAAAAGGACAGCCATGTCCACTGTCCTTGAAAAACAATACCCTAAAGCACCCTTTTTCATTATGTTCACACCTTTGTTGGTGTAATGAGTCTCTAGCAATATCAGTTTTTGCCATAAGTAAATAAGAAATTCATAATTACCTCCATTTACTGTCGGTATTATACACTATTCGTGTATTGATGTCAATATTAAATTGTTTCACGTGAAACATTCCACGCATTTGTAACTATTTCATTTCCGCAATCCCATGTATCCCATATCTCTCCGTTTATTACACAAGTCAAGTGTCCGTCCATTCTTACAAGATAAACTCCCTCGTCATATTCTTGACAAAACTCATAGACAGACAATCCGTAACAATCTACTTGTTCATAATCAAAAACATTGTCTAATAAGAAGCTGTAACAACAAACACACCTTTCTGGGCATTCAAGTAATTGTGAAGTATAATATAGTTTTTCTTCTACGTCTTCGTATTCAAGGTATGGGTTAGCAAGAGTTATTGCTCTTACCACGCAATCCCCAATGTCTTCTAAATCAGGATTGACATTTAAGTAATTAAATCTTGCCATATACACCTCAATTATTCAGCACATATTATCTCATCATAGTATGTCGCCAGTTTTTCTCCGCCTTTAAGTTCACTATCTTCATCTTCTAGCCAATCTTTACCTAGGCGAATATACAAATCAACGTTACCTGTGCCAAGAGTTTTCTTGTAATCAGTATATGCCATGAGAGTTGCTACAACAAGTTCATCTTCCGTATAATCTTTGAATTTTACTCCCATATCTTTTGCTCTTTGTGTTATATGTTCTCTTGTCATTATTGGTTTGTCTTTTTCGTCAATTTCTTTAAGTAAATCTTTTGACCAGTCCATAAGTTCTTCGTCACTTAAAAACTCGTCATCGCCATAATCATAACCACCATAATAATCATATCTACCATAGTTCATGTCCCCATAATCTCTCATGTCAGGCTGGTAGTTGCGGTCATAACCCCTATAATCTCTATTATATTGTCGAGATTGTTGGCGGTCATAGCGATTTCTCGCATAATCGGATTGGCGATAGTTCCTATCACTGCCCATTGAGCTGTGTTCTCTATCATCAACATAATCGCCCATTCTTCCAGAAGCATAGTCTCTCATTCTTCTCCTGTCACTCACAACATATCCCCCACGACTACCATAAGGGTTTCTCATATCCCTACCTCTGTAGTCTGGTTGTCTTTCAAGCCATTCTCTCATTTTACGATATCTCATAGTTGCACCTCCTACAATACCTTTACAACGTCAAGCATAACATTTGTGAAAGTTGCACCTACGCCTGTATTTTCAAGAGTTAGAGTTTGTGCCAAAGTATTATTGCACCCCAATACTTCTGCATTGTTTACTAAAACAAATCTGTCAATGACAAATGTTCTAAATTCTGTGTCTGGGGTTGTAATTGTTTGAGTTGAGACTGCTCCCAAAATAGGTTGTCCGTTTGCAAATAGTTGAACAGTTACGTCTCCAGCTTCTGTGCCTGTACCTACAAGAGTTGCTGTGACTTTATAAACACCACTCCAGTTTAGAGTAACACCTGTATTTGTGTTATCAAATACTTTTGTGCCACAACTATTTTTTCTACAATATCTCCTGTAACTATCTCCAATTTGGATAATTCCGTCAGCCAATACTGTTTGCGTTGCTGGGTCTTGCAACCCAATTAAATAATCTGTATCATTTAATGCCATTTTTCTTCTCCTTATAAAATAAAGCACAGAGATTAACCCTGTGCCTTACATAATAATTTCAGGATATTTTAATCTCCTATGTGTGCCGATAATTAGTCGGTCTTATTGAATTGAACTGCAACCGCACCCATTGTTGCAACTAAAGATAGGTGTTCTGCCATAAACTGGTGTTGTACCTACTGGGCAGGTATCAAGACGAGTATATAGTGAGTTTACAGCATCGATTTGTCCTGCTCTAAGTTGTGCAGTTTGTTCAATTTGACTTGCTTTAAGGTCAGCCATGCTCAACTGACTTCTCAATGTTGCAATCAAGTCATTCTTTGCATCAATTTCTTGCTGACAAAGTTTGTCAAGAATTGCTTGAGTATTAGCAGTATTGCTTGCAATAATGTCTCTTACGCCTTCATTGAGAGCTTGTCTATCTGCACAGTTTTCTGTTGCAATTGTGTATTTAAGGTCAGCTAACCCAAGACGATTTTCGCAGCAGCAGTTTTGGAATGCTGACGAAGTATTTGCAAATCCACTATTGATTGCTTGAAGCAACGTTGTAGTGCTGTTGCATCTAGCGACAGAAGCATCACTCAAAGAACTTTGAATACCATTTAAGCCACTAACAATTGCAGCTTGGTCAAAGCCACGATTGGTATTAGCATTGATGTCATAAAGCATATTGTTGCCTGCACCCATGCCACCCCAGTTGCCACCCCAACCGCCGTTGAAGATAAGAGCAAAAAGAAGTATAGCCCAGATGCCATCTCCGCCAAAGAAACCGCCGTTGCCATAGCCACCGCCTTGAACAACTGTAGGAACTTCTCCTTCTACATAAGCCATGTTAAAATTCTCCTTTTAATTGATATTTATATCATCACTCACATAGTCGACATTTGCTTGTGTTGATACCACTGTTGTCCCTACATTTTTATGCCTTTTTGTCGCATCATATTAAGAAAAGGCTCTAAATCAATATTGTTCTGTCTAGCAAATTGCATAGTAAAATCTTTTGCAGATAGCCCACTTTGCTTCATTTGATTAAATACAGCATTTAACTGTGGGTTTTGTTTAATCATTGTTTGCATATATTGTTGTGGATTATTTCCTGCTTGTAACATAGACATAAACATATTCATTGCATTTGGATTATTCATTTTTTGCCTCTTAAAGATTTTTCAATAATTGATATTTTTCTTTCATTGTCTAAAATTGCTTGTTCAATTTTCTTCAGTCTTTGCTCAAGCAATCTTTCTTTCTTTTTATTATCTGTGTATTCGTGAATTGTTTTATCATTTGTTTCCATCTAAAAAGTCTCCCTCTGGCTTTTTTATTAGTCCTTGTTTAAGCTCTTGTAACATTGTTGAAATGCTTTTTATATCATCTTTTGTTGCATATCCAGTTAAATCTTCTTTTGTTATAAATTGTGGTTTATTCTCTTTAGCAGTATCATCTTCTAAGTTGTATGTATATATTTTTACAGAAGACTCTCCCATTGCATCTGCACTCTTTATTGCAACTCTTTTATTTGTTCTATCTATCAACATTTCACTTGTATTTGGTTGAACTGCCCACCCCTTAATTTCATCTGCATTTAGAAATCTAATTGCTTGTATGGGTGTTTGCTGTTGTGGTTGAGTTTGCTGTATAGGTTGTTGGACTTGTGGTTGGTTGTATAATTGGCCATAATTGTAATATGGTTGTTGATATGCGTTAAAACTTGGCACATATCTACCAAAACCTGAGTTATAATTCTGCGTGTTATACATAAATATACCCCTTTATTTAATTTCACAAAGTCAAGGGTATGCGTAGGGAAGCACACACCCTTTTCCTTGCTACTCACAAAATAGCATAAAAAAAGAGCCTGTATCCTTTACAGACTCTTATCACTTTGTTTAACATTGATTTATTTTCTTATTTATTCTGTTTAGAAGTATATATACACTATCTAACTCCATATTTTCGTTGTTTTCGCACAACCATAACCAAATTTGCTTTGGCGACTTCCTATCAATATAATACATCTCTGCAATTTTAATATTTCTTTCTTTTAGACCTGCCTTTGCACATTTCTCGAGTAATTCAGTCCTCTTGTCTTTTGGCTTTTCATTTAGTTTAGTCTCAAGTTCTTGTGTTAGTAATTCCAATTCCTTTTTATTTGCAATCAAGTCCAACCTGTCTTGAATAAACCAAAGCATAAAGCAATCAAAGTATGCAAACAGAATTGACACGAGCAAATACATATAAATCGGTGGGCATATTATAATTGACAAAGTAAATATTGATATTATAAATGTCATACAAAGCACAATGCTTTGACTATGATAAGTCTTTGAAAACTTGTATCTCAACGAGAAAAACGAAGTTAAAAAGCATACTGCTTCAAAATATTTGTTAAATATCGTAGCAATAAGAAAAACACTACCCATCACAAGAAAGTGATAAGGTAGTGTTCTAATAAACATTCTAAACTTATATTTTAGTTTAGACTTCTTCACTTGCTTTTGCTTCCTTTAGCATGATTTTGCAAAATTCTTCATATTCAACAGCAAGTTCATATTTCTTCTTGGCTTTTTCAGTTTCCCTATGAGCCTTTTTCAACTCAACTTCACGAGCCTTGATTTCCTTGTTTAGATATGGTGGACAAATTTTTGACATTTTTCTTCTCCATTAGATAAAATAATAAAGCAAATAATATCAACCAAACCCAACATTCAATACAAAGAATAAAACCGCTAGCAATGTTAATTTCTGTTATGATTGTTTCAAATCCTCTTATGCTAAATAATAATTGTTGAAACAAACCATGCACTGCAAATGTAATAATGGCAAACTTAAATTTTCCACCATTTATCCAAGCAAGTGCAAACATTAAACTTGTAATAACATGAATTTCAAATTCTGGTGCAAAGTTAGATACTATAAAATATATAACTATCGCCACAAGCATTGAAATTAAAGCATACCACTTAATCTTAAAACTGCCTTTACTTGCACACATAAATAGATAAAAAGTTAATGCAGTAGAAATTGTGTAATAAATATAGGTTAAAACAACATTGCTTTCGATAAATTCTCCAAAGTATATTATGCTTGGATTTGTTATTGCTAGCAACAACTTGTCAGGAAACGCAAACTTCAAAACATAAAAACCAACAAGATATATTCCACATAAAATTAGCATTGTTTTTGCTATCTTTATGTTCATTATTTGTCTCCTGCATCGACTTTTTGTTGTTCTTTTTCTGCTTTCATTGCCATTGCTAGAGCCAACAATCTTTCTTGCTCTGCTTTCTTGGCTTCTTCAGCAGCTTTCTTTTCTTGAAGTGCTTTTTGTTCGGCTTCAAGTTTCTTTAGTAATTTTTCTGCCTTTTTGTTTTCGGTTTCCTGTTTCTTGGCTATTTCTTTCTTTTCTTTCTCCGCTTGTGCTTCTTTCTTTTCTTCAGCTTTTAGCACTTTCTCAACCTGTTTTTGCTCTTTAGCTTTCGTTACTCTTTCTGCAAATTGCTTAATTGTTTCAAAGCCTTTGCCAGTAACACCAAGCTCTGTCAAGCCAAATATAACAAGTCCTGCAAGATATGGCATAATATCAATACCAAATACTACAAGTGCTGGAAGAAAAGCAATTATATCGCCATGGACAGCCAGAGCCGTTGCTACACCCGCAACAAGGCCAGCCAATGTTCCGGTTATAGATTTTTTGTTAGAAAATATCCACAAACCGATATTCTTAAAGGCTTTTCCTATTTTTTTCATCGATGAATTCTCCCTATTTTCATTATTTGATAACAAGCGACCGCTAGTCCATATCAAACTGACTTTTGATACAGCCTTAACAAGACTCTTGCCTTTATTTGTAACCACCGCTATTTTGATTGGAACATACCCAATTTTGACAACTTTGAATATTGCACCTAACAATGCTATTCCTGATAAAATAGAAATGACGCCACAAATTATGTCTAATATTGAAAATGCAACTTGCCAATTATCAAAATTGCTCTTAATAAAAGTTTCTGCATTCTCAAATTCGGTTGTTATTTTCCCTTTTTTAATCGTAAAGTTACAATAAAAGACTATAATTGCTGCAATGAGTGTGCAAGCAAATGATATATAGTCACTACTTTCAAAATTAAATAGAAAGTCAAAAACTAAATCATTCAATACAAATAACAACATTAAAATTACAGCTATTATATATTTTATCTTAATGCTTGATTTTGCTACACTCATCTCAAATCCCTATTAACCTACAAATTCTTCAGCTGGAGTCTCTGGTGCAAGTTGTTCTTCTGTATTGTCAAGAGCAACTTCGTGTTGTATTTCTTCTTCAGCTTTTTTGTCGTCTGCGAGTTTAACAATGTACTCGTCTTTTTCAATAAGAGCTTCCAATTCTGCAATTTCTTTCTCAATGTCCGCTCTCTGAGCTTTCAAGGCTTCAAGTCTTGCTCTGTGGTTGGCAACTTCTTCTCTGTTTACTTCGTGGATTTCTCCATACTTAATAATGTTGTCAACATCGCTTACAATTACATATTCTGGCATTGTGACCCTCCTTTTAATAAGATTTTATCTACACACGCAAACTCCCTTATCTGCATGGCAAATAACTAACCAATTACTATTCTTGCTACTTTATATATTCCAAGCCCAACTATAACCAACAATGCTAATCCAAGAATTGCTATCATTGTCCAAATACAACCTTTTGCAAGACCTTTCCTGCTTTCACTATTAGCACCAGCAATTAAATTTCCAAATGTTGCACATATCAACAATTTCGTTGGATATATTAAAGTTATGCACCCAACAATAGCAATTATCCACATAACATATATATTCATTGGCTTTTTTATCCAAAAAGTCTCAAGAATAGGTTGTAATGACTTAAAGTGATATTCTTGCTGGTCTAACTTTGCACCATACTTTGCTTTCAGTCTATCGTTAAGTTCTTTCTCTTTTTGTGTTGCAATTTGTTCTTGTTGTAAAAGTATTGCAGCTTTTTCTTTTTCTACCTTTGCTTTTTCAAGTTCAATACTACCCGTCAAGACTTCTTTACTTTGACCATGTAATTCTTCAACATAGTTCTTGTCTTTGCCTGTTGAAATAAGAACAACTTTCTTTATGTTCTCTTTTGTTTCTTCGTAAGTCATGTCTTGCAAAGGTTTAGTTATTGGCTCGGTAGTTTCTTGCTTTTCTTCTTGTTCAGATTTTACTTCTTGCTCAAGTTTCGCAAGTTTTTCGTCTATATCCATAAAAACTCCTTTTATGCGGTAGTATATACTCCGCCATCTGTTATTGTATCACTTGGAGTTACGCCCTGAACTTGATTTCCATTTGCATTATACACTTTGTTATTGTTAATATAGAAACCAGCCTTGTTAAAGAATTCATCATTTACAAAACCTTCCCAAGTTGCTGTACCAGAAGAACTTTGTCCGACACATACTCTGTAAGTTTCACCATCTATAGTGAAAACATTTGTTGCATACACTGCATCCGCATAACTACTCCACCCACTATCTGCTATCCAATCGTTGTAAAGACTTGCTTTGCAATAAATATGGAGAGGACTACCTGCACTGTATGGATATAATGCAGAAGAACCTAATGTAGGAATTCCTGTACAATTTGATAAATCAAAATAAGTAAGTATAGACGACCAACTCATAGAAGACCCTATAGCCGTTATATCTCCTAAACAAATTAGTTCTTTTAGTTTACTTTGTCCATTAAACAAATTTGATGGCAAGCTAGTTATACCACTTGGAAAAACGCATCTTTCTAATCTTTCTCTATTATATTGAGAACCAAAGCAATATGAGCCTATTGATGCTAATTGACTATTCTTACCTAATTCAAATTCTTTTAATCCACTATAATAAAATGCATAATTTCCTATTGAAGTAACAGAGTCTGGAATGGTTATGTTTTTCAAAGATAAGCAACCATAAAATGCATAATTACCAATAGAAGTTAGATTTGATGGGAGTTTTATTTCTGGTAGGTTTGAACAACTCAGAAAGGTAGAATTTGGCAAAGTTGTAATTGAATTGCTTAATTCTGCTTTTTTAAGAGTCGTTACTCCACTCAATGCACTTTCCGCTTGTGTGTGAAATTTTCCTATTCTAATTTCTCTAATATTAGTTTTAGTGAACATTTCAGATACAACTTCCATATCATCTGGTAAATATAATTTTTTTAAGGCAGTACACTGAAGATTGTTTGACCAATACATAACAGATGAAGGAATAAATAATTGCTTTAGATTTGAAGCATTTGAAAGTCTAACATTTGTTAGACTTGTTACATCTTTTGGTAAAACAATATATTCAAGACGATTAGTTTGCCCAGCTTCAAAAGTACCATTACTTGCCAATGCCCAAACTTTTATACCAGTCCTGTTTAGATATACACCGCCATTACTATATTTATAAGATACTGCTGATAAATTCAAACAATTTGTAAAACCACAAAAGCTTCCACTTGCATAAGTTGCATAATCTGGATAATTTATCTCAACAACTGAAGTATTATAATAAGAATCGTTATTTGATACTTCAGTAAAAGCTGCTACACCACTACTAATTCTACCACTTTGTATAACAATAATATATTCCCCATATGCTGAATAAGTATGACTTTCATTAGTATCAGAAGTCCCATCACCCCAATCTTTAGTAGCTCCACTATATTCAGTTCTACAATATTGAGTTAAACCAGTTGCAGGTGTCAATTTAATTCTAACTTCTGTTTTACCTGATACAGTAGTGTATAAAGGAACGATTGTTACATCTTGATTTGGCACTGTTATTGTGTTGTTTGTAATTGTGACAGGACAAGCCCATTCATAAAAAGTCAATCTTGAGTGATTTGTAGGAGGGTTTGGCAAAGTATATGTTGAGTTTTCTGGCAATACTTGTTCGTCTATAATTGTTCCGTCATAATCAACTACCGTAACTGTCTTGCCTTCAACAGCACTTTCCAATGTCCCTGTCACACCTAAAATCGTGACATCTTTTTTAATATTCCCTGCTGTAATGTTTGCATCAATAGCACTTGTAACAGCACCGATTGCTACTGCACTTAAACCAACATAGTTCTCATCTGGAGAGATTGTCTGTTGTGATGTGCTTGGGGTTGCTGCCTTTGCTTGAAGCGGAGTTGCATTTACTGTAACAGAACTTAGTCCATCATAATTTTGGTCTGCTGTAACTGTCTGTGATAATGCTGTTGGAGTAACTGTCTTTGACTGCAACACAGGGCTACTTCCACCTTGTGCAACAACAGGAATTATTTTCTTTCTTTCCATTGTTATCTCCTTTTAGTAGTCAAGTTGCTCGACTTCAACTTCGCCTGTTCCCTTGACATAAATTTTGTCGGTATAGACATCATCATTGACAAGTGGAGCATACGTAATTGCTACTTCTTCGCCCATTCCTGTCTTAATTTTGAAACTTTCTGCTTCATCATCATTGTTAGCAAAAGATACATAAATGTCGCCACTTGTGTAGTTTTTAACAAAGTACCTTCTTGCCTTTTTAGTAAACGTGAAGTCTGTCCATGTTCCTGCCAATGTTTTTCTTTTTACGCTCTGTTTCATCTTTTATCTCCTTTTAAGTATTTTTCAAACTTGCCTCAAGCTGTCTTAATTGTAATATTATATCTGCACACGCCTGTTTTTTCTCGGCATAGTCTGACCTTTCCATTCCGAACAATTCAACCTGTTCAACATCTTCTTTATATTTCTGCAATAACTCTTTCAGTTCAATTATTGTGTTTTTTGTAACCTGTTCTGTTGAATAAGAAACAAAGACCTGTATATCTTCGTAAATATCGTATGGAGATTGCATTGGAATATCTATAACATAAAGATTTTCAATTTCGCCAGTTTCTTCGTCTGCAATATCTTCATAGTGACCTTGCTCATCTACTCCTTGAAACCTGCCAACCTTTATTTTGTCATCTTTTAGATAACCATACTTTAAGTCATAGGTTTTTAGTTCTTGTGTCTTATCTTCGTTAAATACTCGCATAATCACTCCTTATGAACCTGTAAATGTAACTCTTTCTCTTTCAAACGCATAAACTGGTGGTCTATAATCTGTATATTCTGTAGCTTCTTCTAGTTTTACCCAGTTAATTTGCACACTTGTTGCAGTATTGCCTGTGTTAATTATTCTTACAAAAAATCCCGTACAATTCGCTGCTACAGAGTAGCTTACAGAATACACTGCATTGTCTGTATTTCCTGCCAAAGAAACTTTTTTATTTAGACCATTAGGGAAAGATGTTGATTTATATACTAGATTTAAGTACACGTCTTCTGCTACTGTGCCAGACACACACGCAGTAACTGTAATTTTGTGATTTGTAGCTTCACCATACTTTTGCTTAATTGTCCTAAAATCATCATCACCTATTTCTTGTTTTATGTAGCCATTTTTACACAGATTGAAAATATTTGTTCCATTATGAGTGTATGATACTGTCCCAACTGCTGTTTCTGGATTAGAAATACCCATTTTCCATTGGTCAATAAAAGGTATTTCTGTTCCGTATGTTTCAAAAGATGTTTGTCCACTTGTATTTAGATAAAAATCTGGGTTAATTATGTAATTAAAAGTATGCAGCGACTTTAACTTGACGTTATTAGATATGTCACTTATTGTTGCAATCTTGTTTGTAGAAACATCATAAGCAGTTCCAGTTACAATATTTGCAACACCATTTTCAACAATCGAAGTTGCGTTTATTTGAACATCTGTTGATGAACCCCCACCACCAGCAGTACCCCATTCTACTGTTCCAGCAGTACTTGTCGATTTTAACACTTGTCCTGCTGTTGTTGTAGTAGGAAGTGTATCTTGTTTGCCAGCAAGTGCTGTCTCAAGACTTTTTACAGACTTAACAACTTCTTGTGGCGTTGGATTATTTGATAAGCTCATTTAGTCCCCCTTTTAGAATGCCAAAACACTTCCTGCAAATTTTGTGTCAGTTACAACATAAATGTTTGAGCCATCAGTTTTTAATCCAGCCATAACTTGTTCGCCACTTGAATTGTAGCAAATAAATGGTTTCTTTGTGCTTGTAATTGTCAATGTATAGAAACCATCACTATCCACCGAACTCCAGCCATTATCACTTGCTGTGAATGAATATGTTGTATATTTATCTTGTTTGTTTTGGTTAAGCAAATATCCTTGATATGCGGACAAAGCATACATTGTGCCACTTGTAGAATATGTCAGATTGTCTTTAACATAAGAACTTATATTTCTTAAATATTCTGCAAATGGAGCTACTGTATAATCGCCTGCACTTGCATTCGTTCGTCCATATACTAATTGGGCAGAAGCATTCGTACCACTGCCTATGAAATACCAACAAGTATAACCTGTTGCAAAAGTATTATCTACATGAAGCAAAATCTCTGGATATTCAGTGCCTACCAGAATATTATTCAAGTCCACATAATCAGTGCTTGTTGACCCATTATAGTAAATCTTTTTAGCACCATTATAAGACAATCTATATATGCCTGCAGTAAGTGACGTTATTCTTATCTCTTGGTCAGAAATTTCCTTTATAAATTGATTTGTATGGCTTGCATCATCAACTAAATCAGAGCTCAACTTGTGAGAACTATCAATAACATCTTGTTTTGAAGTGTCACTTGGGTGTATATGGTCTGCTCTTGCTACAGTGTCAGCACTTCCCACACTAACACTTCCATTCATTTTTATATTGCTAGTACTTGTTTCAAAATTCTTGTTAAATGCTGTATTTTTTGTTGATATTGTTGGTTCTGCACCTACATCACTTGCTGACAACGTAATGTCACTTGACAATGCCTTGTTATTTACTTTTCTGCTTGTAGGAACATATCCACTCAAGTCAACAAAACCGGCCAAAACATCAAACATATATGTTGGCGACTCACTTGTGCCTGTGTTGACTACAACTACATTTGTTCCTGCTGGATATGTCTTTGTCGAACCACTTGAGTATTCAACAAATCTATTATCAATAGTGAAACTATCAGTAACACTATATACATTCCCTAGCACTCCAATTGCCAATGTAGGCAAACTTGCAAATGCTACACTTCCTGCTGGTTTGTACACAGAAGAAACCTTGCCATCAACTTCACTCTTGGTATATGTGTCTGTTTTAGTGTAATAATTTGTTAAATTGTCAACACCTTGAATATCTACCGCTTTGCTACTTATAGAAAATGTTGTTGTGCCGCTTTTCACACTTTCAAGCACATTGACCTGAGCACCACTTGCTATCCCACTCAACTTGGTTTGTTCTGTAGCTGTGTATGCTTTATTTGTTGTGCCATCTGCAATAAGGTCTGCACTCAATTTGTTTGAAGAACTTATCGTTTGTTGTGCATCAATATTCGTTCTTGCATTTCCTTGATTTGTAGAATTTAACCCTTGAGCATTTGTGTCATATCTAACATACCTGTTGTTTGTTAAATCACTATCACTTGTTGGTACTGTAATATTGACATTCTTATTTGCATCAATGGTCTGTGCAACATTATTCACAGATATACTATCAATCTTTCCACCATTTGCTGCAACATAGGCGTGTGTAGCATAAGGACTATATGTATAAGCTGCTGTTGTGCCTGCTGTTATACTCAACGAGTCCTTGTTTGAATTTGTAACTTTCGTGTAAGTAATATCTACTAAAACATAATACCCAACATAGTCACTCGTGCTTGAAAAACTTGTGTAACCAGAATATTCTTCATACTCTGTGCCACTACCATCATTTGTAAAATCACTCGTGTGTGTTTTTGCTTCAAGGGTCTCTGTTCTGCTATCTAGTTCATCAAAGTTGTCATTGATTTTGATTTGAGTGTTTTTTGCTGTGTCACTTGTAAATTTAACTTTGCTTATCATTTCTCTCCTCCAATTTTTATTCTGCAATTTATTGCAGTATCACTATATATTATTATATTGTCACTTGATGAAACTCTGTAGGTAGGTCTTAAATTATTCTCGTATTCTCCACCACTAATATCTAATTGCATTTCTACTACAAACGGATTATTAAATCCATGTGTTTCACGTGAAACAATTAACCTATATGAGTCCTGAGATAATTGTTCCCAATCGTTTTCTTCAAATGTAAACCATGTGGATAACTCGTGGACTTGAGCACCCCTTAATATCTCTGCTTGTTGTTCGGTTATTGTAACATTGCTCTTTTCTAACCCTATATCTACATATACATCTTGTTGTTCTATTTCTAAATCAATGTATATGTCATCGCAAGTACTTTCTATCTGCATACTATCCCTCCTGTTGTGAGGTTTGAGGCACTATACTTGCACCAACTGTTTTGACTATCTTTATTTCTTTTCTGCTAGTCAATGGCTTTTTCTGGTCTAGACTATCAATTAAAGTTAGGTCATAAAAATATGGTGCTTTATAGTCCATATCTATTGTGAGTGAACTTCCAAGAGTAACTTCAAAAATATATACTCCATCTTCTTGTTCTAGGGTAGAAATAGTAGCAGATTTTGTCATTATAACCGACTCGTCAATGTCTTTAAGTGCAAAAAGAATTGTGTCATCATCTAACAACAATCCTTCCGTTTTTGGTTTTATTCTAAATATTAAATTCCTTGTTGCACCTTTTCCAATCTCTATCATGCTTTTTTCTCCTTAACTATTATAGCATTTTTTTTAACTTTAACAAAATAATTTTACTTGGTTAAAATTCCCACCTACATACTTGTCATAATCATGGATAATAACCATTGGACTATTTAATCTGCAAAGTGCTATACATTTTGCTGAATTTAGCGTATCTGTGAGGTTTATTGTTATCTCTCCATTATTGTATGAGCAAGTAGTAACTTCCGTTGTTTGTGTTGGTGTGTATGTGCTAATATCTTCAGCACTAATATTTTTATCAAATGTCTTAACCATAAATGGTGGAATATACGTAATTCTTATGCCAGCGGTTGAAATATAATCAAGTCTTGGGTCTAAAAGATTATGATTTGTAAAAAATGGCTCACAAATAATTATGTTTGGGTCGCTTTCTATTTTAATGCCAAATGTATAGTTTAATGTGTCAAGTCTTTGTTTTTTATAGTTTATATTCTCTATATCAAACACAGACTCTCCCTTTATACTTGCTAATGGATAATCTGCAGATTTTAACAAAGAATTTATTGTATCTGTTTCATAACCACTAAAGGTTTTCTTAATATCATCTAAATTTGCACTACTTCTATTGAATGAAATACTAAACGTATCAAATTCGCCAAAAGCGTCTGTATATAATACTGGAATTTGTTGATTTGGTGTTGCGTAAAAAGTTTCATCGGGATATTGAAGCGTTGGAGCATATCTTTGTTGCAATATTTTCTTTTTACCAGCTTCCGCATTATCATAATATCTCATGTTAAACCAAATTGTATTTGCAGAATAAAACCTTACAATGTCACACGCTAATTCTTTTTCTATATTGTGAGTTGTAATATTTTGTGAAACATGACTATACATATAACTTTTGAATTTCATAATTGCAATTTTAGGAAAGTTATTTTCATCATAATTGTTTAGCAATGGACTAAAAACAAGTTGTTTATTTACACTTTTTTGTTCATCTTCATATTGTGTCATAGACAACTTATAAGTTTCTATTAAAGCACTTCTTCTTTCTTTTGTTGCATCTATACCAATATCAATGTTTGTTCTTATTGTCTGCGGTGCCGCTATACTATCATTTCTTCTTATGTGATTTTCATTTAGTTGATAAACAACCTCATAATCTATGCCTCTATTTTTTACAGAAACGTTGGTTATTATATATTTCTTATCTCCATTCACAACTCTTGTTGTTATTGGATATATATCAGCATAGTTTTCTATAGTCTTTGTAATTGTTATGTCTGCCTTATCCATGGAGTCTAGGTATTCTTTCAAATACTCTCCATATTGTGTTGCGTTTATCTGGCTATCAACTTGGTTGACTTGGACTTGATATTCATCTCCAACCTCAATTCTTCCTGTT